TCCGTGATCCGGAGGCCAGTCTTTGTGTACCAGCACTATTGATTGCTGTAGGTATGTAATCATTAATATTTTCTTGAGAAGAAAATCTTATAAACATATCATCTTGTGTTGCTTTATCTCCAATAGTTGTTTCAGTGCCAAAGAATACTAAGTGTCTGTCGGGAGTCGATACTAACATGTCACGTGATGCTGTCGGTGCTCCTGCAATAATTGTAGCTCTTGTTGTTGTTGCATTATTTAAATCAGAATTCCATTCAAAACACTCACCATTAAATATTAAAGCAATTAGAGTGCTACCTAAATTGTCCAAAGACCATAGACCGGGTTCAGCTACAGTATCCGTGTCAGCTGATGATTGACCCCAACCAGAAAAACTACTATGGTTTGTAACGGTAGCTCCCGTGTTGTGAAGAGCATTAGTTGTGCCTCTAACATTTCTAGTTATTCCTGTTAAAGTATTTGTTGCTGTGGTAACTCCAGTATAAGAAATTTCTTCAGTACCTACTTGTATAAAATTAGTTCCCGTTGTTGGAAAATTTAATACGGATGTTAAAACAATACTAGTTCCAGTTCCACCTGTTCCTGCTGAGTTAGCAGATAGTGCTCCGTTCAAAGTTGTTGTTTGAGGCGCAGTTACTGTTCCACCATATTGTGATATACCATAACCAAAAACTCCAATTTGTTCTGCCGGACCTACGTGAAAGTATTGAAAGAATTTAATTCCGCCTGAAGTTGTAGCACCTGATCCTGTTTCATTAGAGGGCATTGTAATAGTTATACTTGTTGCGTTTGGTACACTTGTTACCATAAATTTTTTATCTGCAAAATCTACTGCTACAAAATTAGAATTAGTAATAGCACTAAATGTAGACGCTTCACCAAATAAAATAATGTCTCCTTCCTGAAAACTATGATTGCCTCCAAAACTAATAGTAACTATTGGTTGACCATTAGTCGTGCTAAATGCATTAGTGATAGCTGTGCCTGTTGGATTAACTAAAGGGTGTATGTCATAGTAAACTTCTCCCGAGTATGCATATAAAATTCTATTGGTCCCAATAACAGCATACTTAATACCTTGTTTATTAACCATGTGATGTAGACCTCGAGCAGCACCTGTTAATTTACTATCGCCTAACTGTGCCCAACCGCCAATTTTTTCTGGAGTACCGTACCTAAAACGTACGTTTTCCCCACCAGTCCATTGAGACTCGGCTCCTGTAGATGTAACTTGTTTATTGAATCCTGGTAAAAATCCTAATTTTTGTAACATATAAAATCCTGTTTGGATCAAAATATACTACATTATTGGTAAAATCAATCTGTTTTTAATTTCTAATATTAATCAAAATTAAGCCATCCAGTAGCAATATATTTTTCATGGGTCTTACTAATTTCTCCTTTGTGTGTATGACTAAAATCAGGAGGCCATAATAATGTTAAACCTTTTTTAGCAGGGGAAATTAACTTTTGATATTTAAACATCGTTCCTCCATTGGGTACATTATTTAAATAAGTCATAAAAACTAAAACTCTAGTTGATGTTGCAAGACTACCATTTTCTGAGTGCCATACTTTAAAACCTCCTCCTGGAACATAGTGTTGTATATTAAAATTTTTATTTAAAGAATAAGCATTATAAGATTTCATTTCAGAAAATTCTTTTTCATATAATTGAATAAAATCACTTAAATTTTTTTTATATTTTTCTAATAAAGGATGATCCGCACTAGGAGATATTTCTAAATCACTTGAATCTTTAATTTTTTTTAAGTGTTTAATTTTTCCTTCGTTATTCCATATCCCACCTTTTCCTGCTAAGTGTTTATTACTATTAAAAAGTTTGATCATGTAATCTGATATATCATCGTCAACATACCAACCTCTAATAAAAGATTCTTTAGGAAATTTGTGTTTTTTATATGTACTTTTAAACACTTAAATTTTTAATTTTTATTCTTAACACAGCAAGTTTATACATAAGGTCTTTATTTAATTTTTGTAAATATTCTATAGCTATTTCTCTATGTTCTTTTTCTTCTTTTAATTGAGCGTTCATTAGCACTTCTGAATCTTTAACACTTATTTCTTCATTTACTTGTGTTTTTAAATCTTCTATTTCTATCAATAGTTTTTTATTTTCTGAAATTAATTCTTCTATTTTAATGTCTTTTAATGTGTTCATACTTGTTCCTCAAAGTTGTCTGGCAAACCTAAATGTCTTCTACCGTCAAATAGGTTATTATTTTTATTATTTTTTTTATTGTAGTGTAGAAAAACTTGAAAACAATTTTCACCTTCAAAAGGTTTTCTCCAATGTTCTAACAAACAACCTTTATATATTAACATATCACCAGGTTTTAAATTTATTTCTATCCCTTTAGATGAAGACGGTGTGTTGTTGGGTGGACTACCTTCTTTTTCGTTTGGATTAATATAAAAAGACCAAGGTTCTCCACCAAGGTTTATTGTAGTAGATATTTCACATGAATCTCTATCTTTATGTTTATGAAGAACACTACCTTTATGATAAATTCTAGCATATGAATAAGTTGGAACTAATTCTTCCCCTGTTTCTTTTTGCATTATTGGTAAAAGTTCTGCTAGTAAAACTTCCATAGCTATGTCTCCATATATAGCAAAACAATTTTTTACATATGGGTCTTGTATATATCCGTGTTCTTCTTGGTAAGGTGAAATATAATTTGTATCTAAAAAAGTTTTAACAACTCTTTCTTTTAACATTAAATAACGTTTACAAAAATAAACAACCATTTCTGGAATAGAATTTTTTACAACAATAAATCCGTTTTTTTTAAAAGTATATTTCATTTTTTAAACCACTTAGTATCTATTAAAGAATCTCCCATACCATATTCTCCAACCGGAATAATATTAAAAGCTAATGATTTTCTAGAATTATTGTTTTTATTATTTAATATGTTGTGAGTCAAGTAACTTGGAAAAAATAATAATTTATTTTTTTCCGGAGTAACAGCCCAAGATGAAGAATTGTGTAAATTATATTTTGAAGGTGGTAAATAAAAATCAATGTTTTTATCATTGGGATTTATAAGTTCAATTTTTGCACTATCTTTAAAATATTTATCAAAATAATAAACTCCTGAGTAATAACTATTTTTATGGCAATGCGTTTGGGATTCATCACCTTGAACTACTTTAGTAACCCACGAAGTGGATATTATAAAATCATTAGGAAGGTGAAGAATATTTTTAGAAATTTCTAACCACTTATCTAATAAAATTTTTTTAATTTTAGGATATTTTTCTAAAACTCTTAAATTATTTTTAGAAATTTTTCCGTGTTTATTAACTGTCCCAACTGTCCCACCTTGTGTTCCGTTTTTTTCTGTGTATTTAACAGAATTTACATACGACTTTTCTTTTAATAGTTCATTTGTATTTTCTTTTATAAAAGTAGAAAAAAGATTAGTTGCAAAAAGTGGAGTTAAATTTATCATTTAAAAGAATCTCCAGTATTCCATAGGACTAATGAATGTCGAATTCCTTTTTTCACTGGTTTTACTCTGTGCCACACAAAGGAAGGAAAAACAACTATTGATCCTTGAGTCATAATCTCAGTGCATTTTCTTTTCGTTGACTTTAAATTATCGTTTCTTAAATCAAATTCTAACTCGCCGCCTTTATATTCACTTGGGTCTGATAAGGAACAAGTTACTGATAGTTTTCTTATTTTACCTTGTTCATTAGGTTTAGGAAAACTATCACAATGCCAATGATAAAATTGATTTTTATTATATTTTGTAAATTGAATTTTTTCTACACCATCAATTTTAAAATTCCAATTAGCTTTTTCATTAGCATTTCTAACAAAAGGTAGTATCATTCTATATATCCAACTCTCATTTAACCAAACAATATTTGAATCTCTTTCTTTTTTTAAATCTTTTATTTCTTGTGTATTTAATACTCTATTGTCAAATGCACCGGTTGTACCCATTAATTCTTGTTTAGATTTTACATATTGTACAATCTGATTACAAAATCTTTTAGATAATGCACCTTTATAATAATAATAATTAGTTTCTAAATTCATTCTATCTCTGATGGTATTTGGAATAAGAAGCAACTATTCTTGGTGTGACACCTATAGCTCTATGTTCTTCTTTAGCTTTTATTTCTAACACATCTCCTGGCCCTACAAATATTTCTTCTGTTTCATTTCTATATAAGGTTCTGCCATACAACCCTATTATATAAACATCATAGTCGTCTGTATGAGAAACACTTTTTCCACCAGATGAAAAATTAGCAAATAAATGTATATCTGGTTTTTTAAGATTATTGTTTGGATTTTTATTTAAACTATCATTTAAATACTTATAGAAAGGGACAAACCATGGATCGTTTTGAACATTTTTTATACTAACAGCATTGTCAAATATATAATCAGGACTCCAGTTTCCATTTAAAAAAGTTGTATAATTAT